AAGGGTGCTAAGGAACTACAGAACAAGGTAGCAGGATACGAAGTCCTATCTGCAGCAGAGAAGCAAGGTCTTGGAGCGGGTCAACTAGCAGGTGGAGTCACAGAAGAGCGTGCTTATCAGTACGCACTTGGTGGAGAAACCTTCGACACAGCACTGACTAAGTTTGGAACTGTAGCAGCAGCACTACCTACTGTGAACAAGTTGACTCAGATTTATGGTGAGCCAATGCTTGGACCTTCAGGTATTGAAGAAGCAGTATTCGGCAAGTCTGCTAAGCAGATAAAAGCAATGGAAGATTTAGCACAAAGAGAGCAAGCATCCTTCTCAGGCAGAAGCGGTGTAACTCAAGGAAGCCTAGCCTCACAACGTAGAGGCGCGGGCATAATCTAAAACAGAATCCTGAGCGGACCTACCAGCCCCGCCAGCGTAACAGACTGGTAGCAAGAGCCAGCCCAATTCCCCGATTGGATACTGCGGCTTGCGAACTACAACGAATAGAAGGGTGGACAGTTGCTATGAGCAACAACTACTGGGACGACGAAGACGAAGACGACACAACCATCATCGGTAACGAATCTGAAAACGACTTACAAAAGAAATTGCGTAAGAAGATTAAAGCAGATGAGAAGCGAATGAAGGAACTCGAAGAAAAACTTGACTCCTATGTCAAGAAGGAACGAGAGTCTTCTGTCAAAGAACTCCTAGAAAAACAGGGTGTGAATCCTAAGGCTGCACGGTTAATCCTCAAAGACCTGGACGAAGTTAACGACGAGACAGTTAATAACTGGCTTGACGAAAACGGAGACCTCTTTGGGTTTACCAAGCAAGAGGACGCACCAGTAGACAGCAGCAATCTTGCTGAATTACGTAAGCAGAATGCTGTTACTCAAGGTGCATTAACACCTGACCGAGCAGAAGATTTGGAAATGAGAATTGCTCAGGCTCAAAGCCAAGAAGAACTCAACCGAATCCTTGCTTCAAACTAACAAACAATCATAGTATCTAATCACCAGGAGGTGAACACTTGGCTACAAACTACACATCGACAGACTCAGCGTCTCTCGGCGGAACAGCAGGTAGCGCAGGTCTAGTACAGAAGGCATACGATAAGTCTATCGAATTTGCCCTTCGCGACGAACCCCTAATTCGTGCAGTAGCAGACAAGCGCCCAGTATCCCCAACAAACAACGGAAACGTTGTTGTCCTACAGAAGTATGCAGACCTAGCGAACGCAACAACAGCGCTCACAGAGTCTACAGACATCGACGGCGTTACAATCGGAACACCTACATCTGTGACAATCACAATGCAGGAGTTCGGTAACGCAACAACTAACACACGTGCTCTACAGTTGTTCTCATTGAACTCAGTAGACCCAGACATCGTTACATTGATGGCTCGCAACCAGGCAGATTCAATCGACGCACTTGCTATGACAGCACTTCGCGGCGGTACAAACGTAATCTACTCAGGTTCAACAGCAACATCAACAGCAACAGTTACAGCAGCAGCAACATTGTCAACAGCGAACATCGCTAAGGCAGTTGCTAAGTTGCGTACAAACAAGGCTTCAGGTCGCCGTGGCAATGAGTTCTGGGCTGGAATCCACCCAGACGTAGCACACGACCTAATGCTTGAATCATCAGCAGCAGGTTGGGTAGTACCTAACGCATACGGTATCTCACAGGACCGTATCTGGGCTGGAGAAGTTGGTCGTTACAAGGGTGCCTACTTCGTAGAGTCACCACGCCTATACGTAGCAACTGATGGTGCTTCATCTGCAAAGGTGTACCGCACAATCATCTGCGGACAGCAAGCACTTGCTGAGGCAGTGGCAGAAGAGCCACACACAGTTATCGGTCCAGTTACCGATAAGTTGAACCGCTTCCGTCCAATCGGATGGTACGGCGTTCTAGGCTTCGCACGTTTCCGTGAAGAGGCTCTATACCGCATCGAGTCAGGTTCATCAATCGCTTAATTGATTGACGGGTGGGGCTAGGGAAACCTAGCCTCATCAGTAAGTTCATTAAGGAGAACAATGACAACTTATACATTTACTACACCTGTAGTAGAAGAAGGTCCTACTGGTGGACATCGCTTGTTCTACTTCTTCCGACTTAATCGCGGAATCACAGTAGTGCGTAGTGGTTCCACATACAGCACTGGACGCTGGTTTACACAAGACCAACTCGACGAGTATGACGAGTACTGGCTAGGTGGACACGAACATCCTGGTATCAGTGAGGCAACAAAGGCAGCAATGATTGCTGCAGACATCGACGTTACAGAGGCAAACTTCGTAGCAGAGTAGGGACAAATGCATCAACATATAAGCAAGGTACTCGAATGGGGCTTCACCCCAGAGCACGATTTCAAAGCAACACTATGGGGATGTTCTTTGTGTGACGAAACGCAAGACAAACCATTTGAATACGAAGACATCGAGATTGACCACACAGCGTGTGATGAAGATTGCTTCGGATGCAAGGCTAAAGGGCTTCAGTTAAATACTGGAGATGCTGGTCGACCTGTCTCAGATAAAAAGTGGCAGGGTAGATTGAAGTTCTACAAGGATGCTAGAAACCAAGGAATCCAACCAGCAGGTACACACCCTGCTCAGGTTGAGGCTGCACACAAGGCAAGCGAGATACTTGGCAAAGCATATGACGCAGGAACAATGGGTGTTAGAGCAGACAAGGTTACGAAATCCGTAGCCGAAGTGATGAAAGCGGTGGAGAAATGATGAAGAAGAAGGCATACAAGATGGCTGAGAAGATGGAATCAAAGTCTGAAAAAATGATGGAATTAAAGATGGGCAAGAAGATGATGAAGAAGAAGGTTGCTAAGAAGGCTGCAAAGAAGAAGTAAATGGCACAAATGAACGCCCGTCAGAAGGCAGCAGAAAAGGCTGCCAAGGAACAAGCAAAGTTTGAGGCTGATGTAAAGCGTCAGGTCAAACTGCAAATGCAGAAACTGAACCCAAGCAAATTAACGCCAGCCCAAAAGGCTGAAGCACTCCGTAGAGGACTTCCATAATGAAGAAAGCCGCAAAGGTTAAGAAAGTTGCCAAAGTGATGAAGGAGTTCAAATCAGGAACTCTTCACTCAGGCAAAAAGGGACCAGTTGTTAAGTCACGCAAGCAAGCAGTTGCTATTGCGATGAGCGAAGCGAAGATGGCGAAGAAGAAGAAATGAACAAAGACCCTAGACTGAAGCGAGCAGGAGTTGCAGGTTTCAACAAGCCAAAGCGCACACCATCTCACCCAACTAAGTCACACGTTGTTGTGGCTAAAGAAGGCGAGAAGGTAAAGACTATTCGCTTTGGTCAACAGGGTGTTACTGGGGACAGACAACCAACGAAGCGTCAGGCTTCATTTAAGGCACGTCACGCTAAGAACATTGCCAAGGGCAAGATGTCTGCAGCGTACTGGGCTAATAAGGTTAAGTGGTAACAAACAAAGGTGGGGACAATGAACGACAAGTTAGCAATCGCCTGGTGCGATAACGGTATGGTCGATGGCAAGTTTATGCAAGGGGTCACTGATGTGATGCTCCACTCAGGAGTTGAAGTCGTGACTACATTGCGTAGCCAAGGCAATCAAATTGCAAGACAGCGTGACAGAGTAATCAATCACTGGTACGAAGGCAACAAAGCAGACTGGCTCCTATGGGTCGACTCAGATGTTGTTATCAGTCCAGATACTTTCAAGTTACTTTGGGATAACAAAGATGTTGAGAAGCGACCAATCCTTACGGGTGTGTATTTCACAACTGACCATCCTGAAGAACCATTGATGGAACCAATGCCAACATTATTCTGGTTCGTAGCCAATGGCGAAGAGGTTGGAATCAAGCGAGTCCATCCACTTCCTAAAGACAAGTTAATACAGGTAGGCGCAGCGGGTATGGGATTCGTCCTGATGCACCGCAGCGTAGTTGACCGCATCCGTGAGGTCCTACCGACAGCACCACTCTTCTCAGATGTGGGACACGGAAAGAATTTTATGGGTGAAGATATCTACTTCTTCGCTCTATGTGACAAGGCTGACATTCCAGTCTTTGCTCACACTGCAGCAACAGTTCCGCATATGAAGCGGTTCTCCTTTGATGTTAACTACTACGACGCGTTCGTAGGGAATAAGAGGAAATAATGTCGTACACCCTGGGTCAGATGATTGATGAGGTTGTTCTGAACTTGGCTGGATATACATTCCAGCAAGACCGTGCAACCTACCTGAAGACTGCAGTTTCAACTACAACATCTTCAAGTGCTTCACCGCTAATCCTGTCCTTGGGTTCGACTGAGAACGTTGGTAAGGGAATCGTTGAGATTGACGAAGAGTTGATGTGGGTTGATTCATTCGACCGCATCTCTAACACTGCGACAATCGCTCCCTATGGACGTGGTTATCTAGGTTCAACTGCTACTACACATACAGAAGATACCAAGGTAACCATCTCCCCAACCTTCCCTCGTTCATCTGTCAAGCGTGCATTGAACGATACAATTCGCTCACTTGGTGCAAACATCTTTGCAGTCAAGAGCACATCATTTACTTTCAACGCTGCTCAGTCAACGTACGCGTTCAACAACCTCAACATCAAGAACATCTTGACTGTTGCCTGGGAATCAATCGGACCTTCTAAGGAATGGATTCCGATTCGCCGCTGGGACTTTGACTCAACTGCAGATGCCACAGCCTTTGGCGCATCTGCTCAAACAATCACATTAGGTACAGCACCAATCCCAGGGCGCACTGTTCGAGTTGTATATGCAACTGACCCAGTGGCATTCCCTGAACTCTCCACAGTGGCATTAACTAACGCCCAGGACTACGCAACAATTACTGGTCTTCCAGAATCAACACGAGATGTTGTTGTTCTTGGAACTGCATACAGACTTCTATCATTCCTTGACCCAGCACGTGCTGCACAGGTTAGCCCACAGGCTGACGAGACAGATGCCAAGCGTCCATACGGTGCTTCACAGAGTGCGACCAAGCAACTTTACGCTTTGTATTCTCAACGTCTACAAGAAGAAACAAAGTCACAGCAAAAGAATTATCCACCACGAGTTCACTTCTCCCGCCGATAGGAACCTAAATGACAGTCAGAAAATACTCATCACGTTCTCAGCAAACAACGCTGAGTTCATCAATCACAGCGACTGCAACAACTATGTCAGTTGTCAATGGCGCATCTATTATGGGTGGAAAGACGCTAACTGGAAGTCAGACATATACAGTTGTCATTGACCCAGATACAGCACTCGAAGAAATTGTAGATGTTACGGTCTACTCATCTGGTAACACATTAACTATTACTCGTGGTGTGGATGGTCCAACTCCTGGAACAGGCGTGGCTCACTCAGCAGGTGCAGTAGTTCGACATATGGCAATTGGTCGTGACTACCAGGATGCTAATGACCACCAAGAGAACGTAACAACTGCTCACGGTCTAACAATTGCTGACGTAGTTACAACAACTAATACAAAGACTTTAACTAACAAGACTCTGACTTCTCCTAAGATTAACGAGAACGTAGCAGTTACAGCGACGGCGACTGAACTTAACTACGTCGATGGAGTTACATCATCAATCCAGACTCAGTTAGACGGCAAGCAAGCAATTGTCTCAGGAGTATCTTCAACTGAGATTGGCTACCTAGATGGCGTTACATCTGCAATCCAAACACAGTTGGATGGTAAGCAAGCAGTAGTATCTGGTGTATCTAGCACAGAGATTGGATACTTAGACGGAGTAACTTCTGCTATCCAAACCCAACTAGATGCTAAGGCTCCTACGGCTAACCCAACATTTACTGGAACAGTAACTCTTCCAACAGGCACAGTTACATCAGGAATGATTCTGAATGACACTATTGTCAACGCAGACATTAACTCCGCTGCAGCCATCGCTGCTACAAAGATTTCAGGCACAGCGGTTACTCAGGCTGACACTGGTACAGTAACTAGCACGATGATTGCCAACGGCACCATTGTAAACGCAGACGTATCTGACACCGCTGCAATTGCTTACAGCAAGTTATCGCTTGGTGGAACTATTACTTCCGCTGACTTGGTTGATGGAACTATCGTCAACTCAGACATCAATGCATCTGCAGGTATTGCACTTAGCAAGTTGGCTACAGACCCACTGGCTCGTGCCAATCACACTGGTACACAAACAGCATCTACTATCTCAGATTTTGATACACAGGTTCGTACCTCTAAGGTAACTGACCTTGCTGCACCTACTGGCGAATTCTCAATGAACAGCCAGAAGATTGTTTCACTTGGAACGCCTACATCAAACGCAGATGCTGCGACTAAGTTGTATGTAGACACAAAGGTTGCAGACCTGGTTAACTCAGCACCATCTACACTTGACACGCTTGGTGAAATTGCTAGTGCAATCCAGTCAGGCGGAACTGTTTACGAGTCATTCGTACTTAAGTCAGGTTCGACAATGACAGGTGCTCTCACTCTGTCAGGTGCTCCAACTGTAGACCTACACGCTGCTACTAAGGCTTACGTAGATACAGTTGCTGGTTCTGCTGCCGCTGCTGCAGCCAGCGCTGCAGATGCTGCTACAACTTACGACAACTTTGATGACCGCTATCTTGGTGCCAAGACGACTGCTCCTACTGTAGATAACGATGGCAACACACTTATTGTTGGTGCCATCTACTGGAACTCAGTTGCTAATGCAATGTATGCCTGGACAGGTTCTGCCTGGGGTTCAATCTCATCTACTGCTGACATCTTCCGATTCCGCTTTACAGCATCAGGTGGAGAAACATCAGTATCTGGATTAGATGCAAATGGATTAACACTCACTTATATCCCAGGTAAGGAGCAGGTATACCTCAACGGTGTATTGCTTGCGCGCACATCTGACTACACAGCATCAACTGGTTCAAGTATCACATCCCTTGCAGCCTTGGCTGCTGGAGATATTCTAGAAGTAATTACATTTACAGCATTTGAACTTGCAAATGTCTTGTCTCCTACATTGTTTGATGCAAAGGGAGATTTACTAGCAGGCACTGGTGCTGACACAGTAGGCAAGTTAACAGTTGGAACCAATGGACAATACCTACAGGCTGACTCAACAACTGCTACTGGTCTTAAGTGGTCAACAGTATCTGGCTACTCAGCACCAACTCTAGGTTCAACATCTATTGCGTCAGGTGCCACAGTAACAACAATTGCTGGTCTAACTCTGACAGCACCAACATTAACTGGAACAGTAACTGCATCAGGAGATATTAACTTGAGTGGTGCTGGAGCAGTTGGAAGTATTAATGACGAATTCGCCCTACTAATTATGGGTGCCCTCTAAACGAAAGGTAGTAACTAATGGCTACAACAACTAAAGCGCTGTTCCGTGGAGCAGCGACTACAACAGTAGGAACAACTCTATACACAGTACCTTCCTCTACAACAACAATTGTAACTAATATTGCTATTACTAACACAGCAGGAACTGCAGGTACATTTACAATTGGTCTTGCTGGTACAGCATTGCATACAACTGCACCAATTGCAGCCAACTCAACAGCATACATTGACCTAAAGCAAGTACTTGCTACTACCAATGTTATTACTGGTGGAGCATCAGCAACATCAATTAACTTCCACATTAGCGGAATTGAGGTATCGTAATATGGGTCTATCAGTCTTTCCAGCACCATCAGGTGCAAGTTTTCAAGCAGTTCAACCAATACTACGTCATACAGTTACCTCTAGCCAAACACTAACAATTCCAAGTGGATATTCAACTGTATATGTTGGATGCGTTGGCGGCGGCGGCGGTGGCGGTGGTGGTGCTGGCAATAATAACGGTGGACAATCTGGCGCTGGTGGTGGCGGCGGTGGCGGTGGTTTTTATTCTTTTGGTTTAACAAATACTGATGTTACAACTCCTACAAACCTAGTTGTTACTATTGGCGCTGGTGGCGCAGGTGGTGGACGCTCTAATCAAGGTGAACAACCAAATGCTGGTTCATCAGGTAGTCGTACTGCTGCTGGAACTATTGGTGCTGCTGGTGGTGGTGGTGCGGCTGCTGCAACTAATGGTGGTAATGGCGGTGCAGGAGGAGCAGGAGGTTCTGGTGGCGGCGCTGGCGCGGCTGCTGGTTCTAATACATCAGAAGGCAGAACAGGTGGTGCTGGTGGTTCAAACGGCGCTTCAGGTTCAAGTACTCCAGGAACTTGGGGCGGTGGCGGAAATGGCGGTGGCGGTGCTGGATTTGCACTTTCAGGTGGCGGTGGTGGTGGTTCAAGCCCAACCTCTACATCAGTAACAACTGCAGGTGGTGCTGGAGGCACACCTGGCGGCGGTAATGGTGGTGCTTCTGGTCTTTATGCTGGTTCTCAAGGAGGTTCTAACGCATCAGCAGGAACTGCCAACACTGGCGGTGGCGGCGGCGGCGGTGGAGGAGGCGGAACTGGTCCTAGTTCTAATCACGGCGCTGGTGGCGCTGGTGGTTCTGGTGTTCTTTATGTGTGGTACTAATGTTTGCTTTGCTCAATAATAAAAACATTGTAGTTGATTGGTGCTGGGAAAACGATTTAGATAAATTTCCTGATTTAACACCAATTAAAATGACACTTGACAATTCACCTGCAGTAATAAATGGCAAATGGGATGGACAAAAATTTATTCATCCACTTGATTTAGAAATGGAAAATGCATAATGGCACACTTTGCTGAAATTGACAATGACAATAAAGTTATTCGTGTATTAGTTACTGACAATAATGACCCTAATGGTGACGAAGGATATCAGTGGCTTGTAAATACATTAGGTGGAACTTGGGTCCAGACATCTTATAATGCCAATTTTGGTGGAAAGTTTGCTGCTATTGGTGACACTTGGGATGGAACTAACTTTGTTACACCAACACCAGAGGAGTCAACTGATGACTAAAGCCCGTGACCTAGCCAACCTTGCTTCAACAGCAACAGGACTGGCAACAGACTCAGAGGTAACAGCAGCCATTGCTGCAATCCCTCTACCAGATTCAACCCCGACAGCACTAATGACAATGGGAGCATAACCAATGGCAACAACATATAAAGTACTAGGGCAAGTGGCTCCTAGCGCAACAACAGCGACAACCCTAGACACAGTACCTAGTGGTACATCAGCAGTAGTATCTACTATTGTGGTTTGCAACCGTGGTGGTACATCAGCAACATATCGTATTGCTGTTCGTCCTGCTGGAACGACACTAGCAAATGAACATTACATTGCATATGACACTGCGATTACAGCAAACAACAGCACAATGATTACCATTGGTATTACTCTTGCTGCAACAGATGTAATTACAGTCTATGCATCAAACACTAACTTGTCATTCAGTGCTTTCGGAAGCGAGATTTCATAATGGCTGTATCCTCATTAGTAGCCGCTAGTGGCGGCGTAACCCAGAAAGTACAAGAGTTTACAAGCACTGGAACATTTACTGCTCCATCTAACTGCACTACTGTAGAAGTATTTCTTGTTGCAGGTGGCGGTGGTGGAGGTGGTGGCTCCAACGCACAAACCTGGACTGGTGGTGGCGGTGGTGGAGGTGGTGGTGTAATTCAAAAAACAATTACTGTTACTGCTGGTTCTTCTTACACCGTAACAATTGGCGGTGGCGGAGCAGGTGGTAATAATGCTCAAGGTAGCAATGGAGGCAATACAACATTTGGTTCTTTAGCAACCGCTACTGGTGGTGGCGGTGGCGGAAGAGGCGCTGGTCAAACTGCTGGAAGCAATGGTGGATGTGGCGGTGGTGGAGGTGCGCAAAATGGTAATGCTATCGGAGGAGGCTCTGGTGGTGGTGCAGGTGGTAGCGCAATTACTCAATATACCGATATGACGGCTGGAAATGGTGCAGTTAGCGCATATGGAGGCACTGGTTCACAAGGCGGCTCTGGCAGTATGGTTGGACAAAACGCTTTGGGCATAGCAGGTGTTGGAATTCTTGGTTTTGGCGGCGGTGGCGGCGGAGGCTCAAGAAACGGTAGTGGTCTGGGTCAGGGAGCATCTGGCGGAGGAAGAGGTGCCGATATGGGAATTACTGGTAGTGCAGCAGTTGCTGGATTAACTAATTCTGGCGGCGGCGGTGGTGGCGGGACTTGGGATGGAACTACCGTTTATACAGGCGCTGCTGGTGGTTCAGGTTACGCAACAGTTACTTATTGGAGTTAATTATGGAACAACACTACGTATTTCTCAAAGATAATCGAGTAGTACAGATTGCAGTATTTGCTTCGCAAGACGAAGAACTCGCTGACCGTGTAGCACAGGAGCAAGGCTTTGATGATGCTGTATGGGTTGGCGAAGATAAGCCAGCGATGTTTTCATCTTATGATGGAACATCATTCACTGCACCAACTAAGGAGTATCTAATCTCTATTGGGATTATGAATCCTCCTGTAGAAGAAACAGAATAACACTTATCCCTGAGCATTGGATTAAAACTGCTCAACTAATTTTTTATAACCAAAGGAGATACGGTGGCAGGCAGAGATATTATTGCCACTTCTTTAAGTAGTCAATAGCAGATTGAAGGAACTCAGGGTTGTCCTTGAAGTATCCAAGTCCAGCGTTGCACTGAACGCAGAGCAATCCTCTTGCTTTGTCTTCAGTGTGGCAATGGTCGCAACACCAGTCTGATAATCCTGGCTCATCTGTTCCACAAATTGCACAGCGATTACCCTGAAGTTCTACGTACTGATTGTATCTGTCTATATCCCAACCAGGATTACGACGTTTGTTTTCAGCACGTATCTTATCTGGGTTATCTATTCTAAATTTCTTTTTACGTTCATTAGAACAATCTTTACATTCAGACTCTCTACCATTTGGTCTATTACTTCTTGGGTAGAAATCATTTATCAACTTAACTGTTTTGCACTTGGTGCATTCTTTCATACGGTTACTATAACATAGGAGGCATAATGGCGGGTCGGGATATAACCGAGGGCGATAGTGGAGTCTATTCCGATTTTGATGGCAGTGGTGTCTCCAATGTTGCACGCGGTGTTGCTGATATTGGTATTGTTTCATCTACCAGCACTTGGCAGAACACAGATGTAGCATATGATGTTGCAGTCGGTGGACTCCCATTCATCTATGCAATCAATGATTCACGTCCATACATCCGCCAGACCGCACCGTTCCGCAAGGACCAGTTTGATAATGGTCAGGAACCAGGCGAGCAGTCACTGACTGGTTGGTGGATTCGTTCACAGATGTCGTTCCACTCTGGTGC